TTACAACCTTAACAACAAAACGTATCTGTCTCCAGTATCATTTGGTAGACCTGATCCGATTTCCGAATTTGCGGACAAGTTAAAAAGTATGGGTGATAAAGAAGATTGGAAACAAGGAAAAGCACTCGAACCAAAACTTAGAACTTTCGTACCAGTAATTGTACGTGGAAAAGAAAACGAGGGTGTTAAGTATTGGGGATTTGGAAAAACTGTATATCAAGATATTCTTGGTTACATCGCAGATCCTGATTACGGTGATATTACGGATCCATCAAATGGTAGAGATATCACAATTGATTACAAATCAGCACAAGATGCCGGAACTTCATATCCAGTAACTTCAATCAGAATGAAACCAAACGCTTCACCTCTTATGCAAGATACCGAAGTTGCTGTGAATCTTATCAAGAATCAGACTAAAATTACTGATTTATGGGAAGAACTTTCATATGATGATTTGAAATCACTATTGGTGAAATTCTTAAATCCAGAAGAAGAAGTTGCAGATGATGCACCAAAATCAGCAAGTGAAATCCTTGCACAAGCGAAAGCTCAATCTACTCCACAACCAGTAGAAACTCAAACAGAATCAACTCCGTCAGTTGAAACTCCAAAAACAGAGACTCCAACATCAAACATTGCTGACGTATCAGCGGCATTTGATGACATTTTCAAAAAATAAAATAGATGGCTAAGAAAAAGACAAAGGTAGTAATACCTGAGTTGGCTGATATTTTAGCAGATGAACTAAACAAGTACTCAAAGGATCAGAAAGTAGCATACTTTTTAGATGATAAAGACTCACCAGCCAATATTAATGGCTGGGTATCTTTTGGGAATGATATTTTAGATTTAGTGGTATCAAATCAACCAAAGTCAGGAGCACCCGTAGGTCGAATAATCGAAATAACGGGAATGGAACAATCCGGAAAATCTTTAGTTTCTGCACATTTACTCGCAGAAACTCAAAAATTGGGTGGGGTTGCAGTATTGATAGATACAGAATCCGCAGTTAGTAATGAATTTTTAGAAGCAATCGGTGTAGATGTTTCCAAACTTCTTTACATCTCAGCAGATTCCGTAGAACAGATTTTTGAGTTCATCGAAACAATCGTTGAAAAAGTTCGTGAGGGAGACCGTGACAAATTGGTAACAATTGTCGTGGATTCAGTAGCAGCCGCATCAACCAAAGTGGAATTGGCAGCAGATTATGACCAAGCAGGTTACGCAACCCAAAAGGCTATTATCATCTCAAAAGCACTTCGTAAACTTACGAATATGATTGCCCGACAAAACGTTTTATTATCATTCACGAACCAACTTCGTGTAAATATGAATGCCATGGCATTCGGTGATCCATATACTACCTCTGGTGGTAAAGGGTTACAATTTCACGCATCGGTAAGATTGAGATTAAAACCAAAAGGTCAAATCAAACAAGGTGATAGAATCGTTGGAATGAAAGTTCAATGTGTTGTTGTAAAAAACAGACTCGGACCACCTAAACGAACAATGGAGTTTGACATATTTTTTGATAGAGGAATTGACAATCTCGGTTCTTGGATTAAAATTATGAAAGAACACAAAATCGTAAAAGGTACAAATTGGATGACATATGGTGATACCGAAACCGGTGAAGAACACAAATTTCAATCAAAAGGATTCTCTCAGTTATTATTGGATAATCCAGGTTTGAAAGAACAGATGTACAAAAAGATTTGTGATGTAATGGTAATGGAGTATCAGAAAATCGATACAACTGATCCTGAATCACTTACCGTTGTTTCAACGGAAGATGTTGGTAATGAAATGCCAACAGAGTAACAAAACAAAAAAGTTATAGAATGAACAAGAAATATAATGATATCTTTAAGGAGATTGAAAATGACCATATCCGAAATATTGATAACACGAAGAATTCTCGTGTACTTATTATCGATGGATTAAATCAATTTATCAGATGTTGGAGTTCGGTGCCAACGATGAATGATGATGGTGACCACGTAGCCGGAATTACCTGTGTATTAAAATCCATAGGTTTTGCAGTACGAAAAGTAAATCCCACAAGAGTCATTATAGTTTTTGATGGAAAAGGTGGTTCTCAAAGTAGAAAGAAAATATTTAGTGGATACAAAGAAAAACGTTCTCAGAACAAACTCAAAGTTAATCGTCAGTATAAAGATATGTTGAACGATGAAGATGAACGAGAATCAATGAAACGTCAGTATCTATGGTTATCAGACACATTTCACGAACTTCCAGTAACGACCATGATTTACGATGGTGTTGAAGCTGATGACGTAATTGCGTACATAACCACCAACATACTTAAAGAGAACGAACACTCGGTAATTATGTCCACCGACAAGGATTTTTTACAACTTGTTAGTGACAGAGTTACCGTTTGGTCACCCACCAAAAAGAAACTTTACGATAAAGAAAAAGTAAAAGAAGAATTCGGAATCGAATCTAAAAACCTACTATTATACAGAATGATGGATGGTGATAATTCAGATGAAATCCCAGGAGTAAAAGGAGTTGGTATAAAAACCATACAGAAAAGATTACCTGAACTTTGTGGAGATGAAGAAATGGATTTAGACGAACTTTTGGAAATCGTAAGAAGTAAAAAAGAAGAAAGTAAATTAAAATTATACACAACCATATTAGATGCAGAACCTCAGTTACGAATGAACGAGAAATTGATGCAATTATATGATGTTGACATAAGTGGAATTATAAAGATGCAAATCTTGGATAGATTCGATGAACCAACCAAACCCCTAAATCGTATGGACTTTATAAAAGTTTGTATGAAATACGGTATAACAAATAGTTTTGGGTTAAACATTGATTCTTGGTTACAATCCACTTGGAGTAAATTGATCACAGATTAGTATGAGTAGTACACCAGATAACTTACAAAAGTATGGTGCAAGTTTCCAAAGTAAAGTAATAACAGCCTTACTAACGGACATAAAATTCTTGGATACTCTAACTGATATTATTTCTCCCGAATTCTTTGAATCGGATGCAAACAAATGGATTGTAGAGGAAATAATTCAGTACCATAGAGATTACAAGAAAATTGCTACCATAGACTATTTCAAAGTTCAAGTTACGAACCTTGATAATAAAATATTACAGACTACCGTAATTGACCAACTGAAACACGTATTTACGGCAGTTGGTACAATTGATACTGAATATATAAAAGATGAATTCACCAGTTTTTGTATCAACCAAAACTTAAAAGGTGTAATCTTAAAATCAGTAGACTTGTTAAAGGCAGGTAGTTATGACAAAATTAAAGATTTAGTAGATGCTGCAATGAAAGTTGGGGTATCACTTGATTTAGGACACGATTACATAGAAGATTGGGATGAACGTTCCGAAGATGTAACCCGTGTTGTAGTACCGACTGGTTGGGATTCAATCAACGATTTGATGGATGGTGGATTAGGAGCAGGAGAATTGGCAGTAGTAGTTGCCCCATCCGGAGTTGGAAAAACTTGGTTACTTACTCATATTGGAGCAAGTGCAGTACTCAACGGTTTGAACGTGGTACATTATTCAATGGAACTTTCAGAACACTATGTTGGTGCCAGATATGATACCGTATTTTCAGGAATACCAAGTTCCGATTTAAAAGAGAAAAAAGATTTTGTCAAAGATAAAATCAGTAGAATAAAAGGACACTTATTGATAAAATACTTTCCACCAAAGGGAGTAACTGTAAGTAAAATCCAACAACATATTGAAAAAATGACCGCAGCTGGACATAAACCAGATGTGATTATTTTGGATTACGCAGATTTACTTCTTTCATCACAATTCGGTTCAGATTCAACCTACCAAGAACAAGGTGGTGTTTATATCGAACTTCGTGGTATGGGTGGAGCATTAGAGATTCCAATATGGACGGCATCTCAAACAAACCGTAGTGCAATAGATAGTGATGTGATTGAGGCTGATAAAATTGCAGATTCATACGCAAAAGTAATGAACGCAGATTTCATTATGAGTTGGAGTAGAAAATCACAAGATAAAATCAACAACACGGCAAGAGCACACGTAATGAAAAACAGATTCGGTCCAGATGGAATTACATTTCCTTGTAAAATGGATACAAATACTGGATTCATAGAAGTT